GTATAATTCATTTGTATTTTAGCACACTTTTAACACTTAGGGGAGTTGTATTTGCACGTTATTTATCATAATTGGAATTATGTTTGAAATGTTTATCTTTGCAACATTCTACAATAAAAATCATAATAATATGGCTAAATTTAATTATATATTGTTCCGTGAATACTTAAAGGATTTGCTTCAAGCAGATTATGAACGTATAAGTATATTTGATGCGGCTTCGTATATGTGTCTTATGTACCCCTTTGATTATGATGATATATTTGACAAGATTGAGTCGTGCGTTCGCGCTTTGGTTAAGTGCGGCGTTATTGAAATTGTTGATGAATATGATGATGTTCTTTTGAAACTTCGTATCTTGAAATTCGTTCGTTCTAATGGATGCTGATAAGCTTAAAATATTTGGCGGTTGTATGTCTCCTGTTCTTACTCGTAATAAGTGGACTGGTGAAGATATGTTTGTACCTTGTGGTAAATGTTATGCTTGTGTCAATGCAGCTGCTTCCAAACAATCTAGCCGTGTTCGTGAGGAAATTCTTAAACATAAGTATTCTGTTATGTTCACTCTAACTTATGATAATGAGAGCGTTCCTCGTTGGGAATTATTCCAAGATGATAATGATTGCCCTCAACTTCGTCCTATCGGTCGTGTAGAGACTATGTATAATTCATGTCCTTTGAATTACTACGATGATGTTAAAGGTAAATGGAGCATTGACTTTGAAACCTTTTTGCCTCCTGTACAGAATGAAGATGTAACTAATACTTATGCTGTTTGCTGTAAAAAAGATATTCAGAACTTCCTTAAGCGTGTTCGTTCTAGAATTAACAAATTAAATATAGAAAGAAATGAAAAATCAATCCGTTATTACATTGCTTCCGAGTACGGCCCCAAAACGTATCGTCCGCATTACCACGGCGTCCTATTCTTCGATAGCTCGGTTATCCTCCGAGAAATTACGTCTATTATCGTTCAATCGTGGGGTTACCACGAGAGAGTTACAGGAAAGCGCAATAGTTTTCGTTTTCGGCCGTTTGCGTCTGTATCACTTACCCAAGACTATATCAAAGTATGTGATGCCAACACAGCCTACTATGTTGCGGAATATGTTAGTGGCAATCTTGACTTACCTCAAGTTTTGGCCTATAAGTCTTCGCGTCCGTTCCACCTTCAGTCTAAAAGCCCAGTTATCGGTTGTTATAAAGCTGAACGAAATGAAATACTCGAGAATGTCCATAGAGGAACTTACAGAGTTGGTAAAGAAATCTTTAACGAGCGATTGGGACAATTTGAACACTTTGATCTTCCACTTAACTCAGATTTGTGCAGTTCCATCTTCCGCAAGTGTAAAGGCTTTAGTGACATGGCTTTTGATGCAAAACTACAATTGTATTCGTTCTATGGCAGATACTACGATGAGTGGAAACAAGACCTAGAGTTGAGTATTGTTTACTTCTCGAATTCGGAGCAAAATCTAAACGATTATGAAATGTCGGAGACGGATTACCTGCGAAAGTTTCCGAACATGAAATACCGCAATTGGCTTGCTTACTATCATTCTAATGAATATTATTTGTTGGAAATGGATACTGACCAGAATTGGTATTGTTCTCGTCATGCTTGGCGTATAACTAAATTGCTCGATTTCAATAAGTATTACCCGTATTGTCATCCGATATTTGCTTATGTTTCCATGTTGGATAGATACGAAGTATTACGTAAGTCTGATCAATTGATACAATTCTATAAGCTGTTTAATGATATTGTGGATAAGGCTGGATTCCAGCAAGCTATGATTGGTGCTTATCCTTTCATGTCCGAGCATATGCCTTTGTATCTTCATGAGCCTGATTATAAGATTGACATGACTAATCCTTATGTGCGATCTTTCATGGATGAAGTTGCTTGGTTTGGTAATTTCTATACATATGGTAGGTTAGATTATGAAAAAGTGTTTGAAAATAGTTTGTTTTGCTCTGACTACTTTGATACTTATTCTAAGCAGCAAAAGCAACGATTAGATAAGCGTAATAAGAGCAAGAAACTTAATAATACTATTGTGTTTGGTTCTAGAAAAATTGATTGATTATGAAAAGTGATGATTTGTTCGTTTTGTGCGTGCTTGCCCTTATGCTTGCATTCACTAGTTTAATAATTTATTTATTCAGTGCTTAATTATGAAAAAATTAGAAATTCGACCCAGTCGAGCCAATCGACCCCGAAACGCTTTCGACTTGTCACAACGGCACATGTTCACTGCTCCTGTTGGTGCGCTTTTGCCTGTGATGTCTATTGATCTCATTCCGCATGATCATGTTGAGATTGATGCCAAGGATTTTATGCGTACACTGCCTATGAACTCTGCTGCATTCATGTCATTGCGTGGTGTGTATGAATTCTTTTTTGTTCCTTATGCTCAACTTTGGCATCCTTTTGACCAATTTATTGCCGGTACGAATGATTTTCGTACAAATGTTTATAATCTTAATAAAGCTCCTTCTACTGTTCCTTCTGTTAAGCGTTTGGATCTTTTTAAGGAAATTTTGAAAGATACTACAGAGGACTTTATGGGCTTTAAAAATCAAGATAATGCTATACGTTTGCTTGATCTTTTAGGTTATGGTTATCCTGTAAAGGCTTCTAAAAAGAAAGGCTATGAGTTCAATGTTTTTTCTGGCTCTGTTACTCCTTTTCGTGCTGCTGCTTATCAGAAAATTTACTCTGATTATTATCGGAATACTACGTATGAGCCGTACGATGTTGGTACTTTCAATTTTGATCATTCAGTTGAAGGTCTTCTTACAATTTCTGATTTCAAGAAAATGCTTCAACTCCGTTATCGTAACCTTCCACTCGATTATTTGACTAATCTTCGGCCGACACCTTTGGTTTCTATGCCTGATGGTATTTCAAGTGCTTTGGCTCTTTCTAATAGTCGTGAAGCTGGTTCTTTTGGTGTTGATAAAGGTAATCGTTCTGCTACTGTCACTGCTAAGTTTGAAGGAAGCTACTCTACAATTGATGTTTCTTCTGTTCGTGCTGCTTTTGCTCTTGATAAATTGCTTTCTGTCACTATGCGTGCAGGTAAAACTTATGCTGAGCAGATGGAGGCACATTTTGGTGTGAAGACTTCTGAAGGTCGTGATGGTCAAGTATATTATCTTGGTGGTTTTGATAGTAATTTTGAAACTGGTGATGTTACCCAGACAGGTGGAACGACTGATGAAGGTTCGTCTGATGCTGGTTATCTTGGTCGTGTGGTTGGAAAGTCTATCGGTGTTGGTAAAGGTCATGTTTCTTTCGATGCTAAAGAGCATGGCGTGTTGATGTGTATTTATTCGGCTGTTCCTGCTATGCAATATGATGCTAGTCGTGTTGATCCTTTTGTACATAAAACTACGCGCGGTGATTTCTTTATTCCCGAATTTGAGGATTTGGGTATGCAGCCTTTGATGAATTATAATGTAATTGATCATGGTCAAGATCCTTCTGGTAATGGTATTGATGTTGTTGACGCCCGAGGTTCTAAACCATTTGGTTGGCAGCTTCGTTATTCCGAGTACAAAACCGCTATTGATCTCAATCACGGCCAGTTTGGTTATGATGGTGCTTTGTCCTTTTGGACTATCGCACGTATGCGTGCGCCTCTAGATGGTTTTTTCGCTGGTGATTTCTCTCTTAATGAGTTGAAAATTTCTCCTCGTGTAGTTAATAGTGTTTTTTCCGTTAATTATAACGGTAAACAAGTTACTGACCAATTGTTTGGTGGCTGCTATTTCGGTATCACTAAGATTAGTGACATGTCTGTCGATGGTCTCCCACGTGTTTAATTAAAAGTTTATTATGGATAAGTTTAAAGTTATGTTCGGCTATATGTCTGATTCGGATATTGCCGATATTAAAAAAGTCCCAGGGCGTCCTTCCCTTCCTGTATTGAATTCGGAAATTAAGGAAATTATCGATGTAATTGCTCCTGTAGATGCTTTGACAGGTAATGTTGAAAACCCTGTTACTAAGCTTTTGAGTGGTTCCGTATCTGTTCTGGAAAAAGAGCGTATTCTTGCTTATATGCAGAAAATACCTTCTACAGGTAGGAATGATGTGTCTGATGAAGACCTTGCTGCTATAATGCCTTCTAGGTATCATTCTACATTAACCGATATGGATTTTGTAGGTATGAAGATTGGTGAATTCATTGATGGTGTTAACGCTGCACAACCCGTAGATGATTCAACTAATGTTAGTTCAGCCGAATAGTTTTAGTTCAATTTATTGTTTAATTCAAAAAGTTTTAATTATGAAATGGTTCATTAAAATTTTGAAAGTGTTGGAAATTGCTCTCCCTTTCCTCAAGTCGCTTGTAGAAAGCCTTTCTAAGGATAAGGATAAGAAGCAAGATAACGTTTAGTATTTTTTCCCATTAGTTATTAACTGGCCTGCCTGCCCTTTTGGCAGGTGGGCCTTAATTATGTTTATTATGTTTAGTTATGATTTGTCTGATTGGATAGCAAACTATCCTACTCAATTAAGTATAATTCCTGCTGTTATCGGTGCAGGTGCCGCTATTGTAGGTGGTGCTATGAAGTTGTTCGGTGGTTCTTCTAAACAAAAACGTGATCAAGCCTTTCAACGTGAAATGTGGCAAAAGCAAGTCGAGCAACAAGATAAGGTCAATGCCCAACAAATGGCCTATCAAGACAAGGTTAACGCTGAAAATCGTGCATGGTCTAATGAGGCTGCTGTTCGTGAGCGTGTGGAAGCCGCTGGTTATAACCCTTATCTTTACAATGGTCAAGCTGCTGCAAGTAGTGCTAATATAGCAAGTAGTACCAATCTAGGTAATTCGGTAACTGCGCCTGCTAATAATACTAGTGAGAATCTTTTGGAAGGTCCTGCTGATGCATTAAGTCAGGTCGGTAATTACATGGCCCAAGGTCTTGCTTATGAAAAGGCTGATTATGACTTTGGTAACCAAAAAGCTGCTGATTCTATTACGAATGCTGCTACAGGTGCTAAGGCTGGCGCACAAGCGCAGGAAACGCTTAACCGCCTTGAACAGAGCAAGCAGGCTGCTCGTGTCGATGCTGCCACTGCTTTCTCGACTGAAATTCAAAATGCTATGTCGCAGCTTCAGGCCTACGATAGTAATGGTGTGCCTATGGTTGACGAGAGTTCTGGCCGTCCTGTTACTTTGGCCGAACAACGTGCGCGTGGTGAGAATGTTCAGTTATTCAAGACTATTGATAAGCTTACTCAAGATATTATTAACGGCAAGGTTACCGAGAAAAACCTTAATATTGAGTACCTTACCAAGAAGTATAATCTTGAAAATCTTATGCCTGAACAACTGCAAATTTTGCAGCAACAATTAGTCAATCTTCGTGCTGAGTATGAAAAGATTAATGCCGAAACTCGTGTGCTTGGTAGTCAATTTGAACTTAATAAATCTACAACTAGGTTGAATGATCAGAATGTTCAAACACAGCAGCGTTATGCTGAATTGCTTGGACAACAAAAACTTACAGAAGAGCAAAAGACTGCTATTAGTAAGATTGAGGCTTTCTTCGGTTCTACTGAACGAGCAGTTGGTATTATTAAAAATATAAGGCCGTCTAGTCAAGCTGAAGTTCTGCATTATGTCGCTACTGGTGTAGGTTCTTTACTTTCTGGCGGTAAATTCCATTCAGCTATGACAGATGAACAAGTTGCATCTAAATTGTTGGATTTGACACATCAGGAGTTGGCTAATGATGCTAAAGCTAAGAAAGCTGCATCTAAAAAGGCAAGGTAGTATTTAAATTTTGCATGTTTAACATCATCAATATTATCATTAATATTAATAATGCTATAGGTGATAATGCTATGCAAATGAGTATGATGCGTATTGTTTTGAACAATTTAGCTTTCTCTTTATAGTAAATTTTATTATATTCCATGTTGTTAATATTTTGATTGTGATGCAAATATAATTTTTTCATTTCAAATTTGTTTGATTTTAGTCTATTTTAACGCTGCGTAGTGATACGTGGCGTTATTTGTTGGTCTTCGTTTGTGGAACGTTCTACATTGTTTCTGTATCTATATGTTTGTATTTTTGTTGTTGTAATTGTCTGATTTGTTTGTGAGTTTTCCCGTTCGCTCTTTATCTATTGTTTGTAGCGAGCATCCTAGAAAAAGTATCGAACACCCAAGCGAACAGCGTAGTTTTGGGGCTGGGGCCCCAAAATGTAGCGTTGTGAGCATAAAGGGGGTATAGGGGGCTTTGCCCCCATACCGAC